TCCCCAGTTAACTTTTGCTGGCTTTTTTATATAAGTAGCCCTTACGTCGGTTTTTATTTCTAGGTCACCATACACTTTCAGTCCTCTCTCGTCTGCAACATAAACGGGGCGTACATTTTTAGGTTTTGTTAAAGGTGAAGAATTTATGTATAAAAATTCGTTAGGATTTATACGTTCCGCTATAACGTCTTCTGTTGTTGTAACAGGGGTGTTTGGACCCAAGACAGGGTCTAATATTTTTTTAGTAGTAGAATTAGTGTATATAACAGTTCCCAACCTGTATAAGTCGTCTGGCAATTCAAAAGTTCCATTACTACTTACAAGGTAATTTAAGGTAGCTTGTTTTTCAAATAATGCAATTTTTTCGTTAAGCAATTTTAACATATCAGAAAATTCCGTGTCATTACCCGGAACTCTTCCAAATTGATTTATATCGTAAAAATATTGTTCGAATAAATCATCTTGTGCTTGATTTGCAAATAAATTGAATTCCTGAGGCGTAACATATCCTCTTTGTTCTTTATTGAGTATGCTTAGTACTCTTTGGTAAACAGTATCTATACTTACGCTCATATTTTTTTATTATTTATAGCAATTAGGCTACCAGTACAGTAGCCCAACTACTATAATGATAACTTAATTAAGTTTTTGTAATATTATTTTATAAACTTCCATTCCTTCATCAGTCTTAAAATAAGATGCCAATGCTGAATATGGGTGCTCATTAAATGGAACAGTCATTAATTTTCTGTTCGTTTCTCCGTAATTAAAAGTTCTTTGGTCTTGTGACAATGTAATAATACCCGCTTCTGTGGCTTTTATTCCCACATTTCTTAGGTGTACATTTTCATCCGTAGCTAACTGTATAAACAAGCTTGGATTTCTTTTAGCAAATATCATTAAGTCTCTTTTTAATTCACTAGAAGATAACTTATTAACACTACTACCAAATTCAGCTCTTAGAATAGCTTCCGCTTCATCAATTTCCATATTTCTTGCTGCATTTAAAGCTTCCAACTCTAACTCAATCCAATCTAATTCGTTTTCTGAAATACCCACTGGATCAAATTCAAAATAAAGGTGATCTTTATGGGGGTGATATAACGATAACAGCTTTTGTAAAGATTGGTTTTGTTTTGGGACCTTAAGAGTACCATCTTTAAAAACAATTCTACCCAATGTTGCAGTTCCTTTTTGTTCATCCGCAAAAGGTGTTGGCTGATTAGTAGCGTATTTTAATTCTCTTTGATAACCTAAATCTTTATCAAAATATAATAAAGGTTTTCTCTGAGAGTGTTTAGATGCTAATGCAAATATTATTGGAGATTTATTTCCTTTTAAAACGTATGTTCTATCTTTAAATTCCCAACTTGGTTTAGCTGGTTGAATTTCTTTTTTAGGTGCAGCCTTTACTGCAACCTCTTGAGGTGCAACCTCAACAGCTTCTGCTTTAGCTTTTTTAGCCATGATATAATATAATTAAATAGTTTATAAAAGTAATGATTACCCCCGTCTATGCAACGAGGGTAAAAATTACATTAACTCAATCACTTACGGTGTCGGAGGTGATTTCTTCAACAATACGAAGTTGTTAGCAGCTTGTACACATAAACATCTTTCTGATAAGAAGTGAACATTCATTGCATCTTCGTCGCTAGTGTAGTTACCACCAACAGAACCAGTAATCCAAGACTTCATACGTCTGTCATCAGCTTCAGAAGCTCTATAACGGATATGTAAGAAAGGTCTTGAAATATTTTGTCCTAGCATTTGGTCGTATACAGTAGAAGTTCCAGCTGGTACAATAACCCCTTCAACATCTCCAACTAATCCACGAGTAGTAGCGTCGTTTAAGTATTTCCAGTCAGTTTTGTAAAAGTCATAAGAACCTCTTCGGAATCCAGAGAAACCTAAGTTAAGCGCCATATCTTCAGAATTTTCAAATACTCCAAAAGAAGTACCACCAGCTCCATAAGAATTTTGAGCAGCTAGCATATTGTCAATTCCTAAAGAAGTAGCTCTATCTAAGAAAAGCATGTTTTCTTCAATAGCTCCTTGTCTGTCAAGTTCTCCTAAGATAGTATCAAAATCTTCTAAACCTGTTCCAGCTTGTCCAAAATCAGCATCAGCATAAACAAGTCCTCTATCTTCTAAAGCAGAGAAAAGACCTTGAGATCCAGTTAAAACAGCATCTGCAGCTTGTCCAAAATCAGCAGGAGTAATAGGAGCGGCAGCTACTTCAGCTTCAATCATTGCCATCTCTAATTGATCCTCAAATCTAATTCTAGCTTCGTGCTCAGATTTTAAGTACCATAAGTATCCAGAAGTTCCAACCTCAGTAGTCACTTCAACCCACCCGATTTGAGCAGTATCAGATCCATTTACAGAGTACTTGTCTCTAAGGATAATTGGTTTGTTACTGTGCTGATCAAAAGCGGCGTCAACAGAAGTTCCTGCATTAGCAGTACCTTTTGAATATTCAGAACCGTATACAAATACTTTTACGTCACCTGTTCCAGTAACTGTAATAGCACCTGCATAACCAGCAATTGTTAAAGTAGCGACACCGTTACCAGCAACCACTACGTCAGAAACATATGCTTTTTCAACAGTAAGTCCATTTGCAGTAGCAATAACAATTGTAGCTCCTTTACCAATAAGGTTTTTGTTAGTAGCTCCAGCTCCAGCAGGAATTGTAATTGTTGTTGCATTAACAACTGTAACGTCATCATAAGCAATATGTAAACGACCTTGTTCAGACCAAACTACTTGGTCAGAGGCCATAGGCATTTCAGCTCCTACCATTCTTAAGAAACCAGAGATAGTACGGTTACCGTATCTTTCAACTTCTTTCTCATATACTTCAGGTAAGAATTGTTGTGTAAATTTCATATCATCTAAAGACAAATAGTTGTCGTTAAATAATGTCTGTGTTGGGCGAGGCGTTAAATGCGCAAGCGCTTCTGCACTCCCCGAAAATTGTCCGTTAGGCATAATATTTTGTTTTTAAAATTTATTTTTTAGTTCTAATTCTCAACTTAGAAGAACTGTCACCAGATATTGATCTAACTTTCCACCCGTTAGGAGCACTGACTTTTTCATGAGACCCTCTCGGTTCCATATCAATGTTCTTAGCGTTAGATATACTTGTTTTCATCGCATCCGCTTTACCTTGTTCATAAAAATGACTAGCAATAGCATCTGGATTCATAGCTGTAAATAAAGACTTGTGATAACCTTTAGCGTCAGACATCTCGTTTTTATCATTCAAGAACTTCTTGATAAAGTTGTTTATGTCGCTTTGGTTGGCCTTAACCTTTTCTACATCATTCACATTAAACCTATACTTTTTGTCACCAACATTAAAATCAAAACCTTTGAAATTATCGGAAAACAAACTATTTGTTTTTGAATTAAATATAGAAGTTTGCGTTTCAGCTACTTTAGTTGCTTCTTCGTTTTCTTTTTTATAGCGATTAAAAAAATCAATCGCTTGTTTTTGTTCTGGCAGCAATTTACTACCACTTTTAATTTCTTCGTAATATTTAGATTTTAATCCATCTAAATAATTTTTAGCTTTTGCAAGCTCTTCTTTGTGCGCTATTTTCTTTTTGCGTACATCTCTTTCTTCATCAAGTTCTTCATCATATGAAAAATTGTCTTGCATTAGAAAGCTTATTTCATCAGCATCTAAATGAGGTTTAGTAGCTTGATAATACTCCCTTAAAAGCTGAGCATTGTTAAGCTGAGAGTAATCTGTGTTTAGTTTTACGTAATCCTGCAAACTTCCACCGGTCTCGTTCATAAACTCAACTACTTTTTGAATATTTTCAGGTAATTCAACACCAGCCTCCGCTTCAACTATAGCTTGCTCTACTTGTTCTGTAAGTTCTTCAGTTTGCTCTGCTACTTCTTCTTCCGTTATTTCTTGTAGAACGGGTTGTTCTTCTGAAGGAACGGTTGTTTCTTCATTTTGTTCGGGCTGTGGCACTTCCACTTCGGCGTTTTCCCCGCTTTCAGCGCTTTCCTCTCCTGAGCTTTGCACGCTTTCAGTTGTTTCCCTTTGTACGGCATCCTCTTTTGGCTTATTTATTTCTGATAAATCTACTTTAATAACTCCGTCTCCTATTGAGACAGGTTGAGCTTCTTCTTTTGCAGCCACTTCTTTAACGGCTACGTTGTTTTCTAGTTCTTCTGACATGATAAAATATTATATAATTGTTATTATTATTATTACTTAGGATCAAACGAACCTAAGTCGAAATCTCCGCTAAGAATATCGTTTCCAGCGGATTCAAAATTCTTGGGCGGTAAATCATTTTGTCTTTGATTTATTAATTCACTTTGTTGTGTTGCTTGCATCTCAGTTCTTTGGTCTTTTCTATCTTCTTTTTCTTTTAGCTCAGACTTTCTACCATCAACCTCGATGCCTTTTAGTTGCATATTCATTTGAAACTCAAGGTGCATTAATTCTTTTTTAAGTGCAGCTTCTTGCATTAATTTTTGAGAATCTATTTGTGCTTTTGCTTGCTCTAAGCTAATCTTCTGCTGTATCATAGCTTCGTTTTTCTGAACCTCAGCTTGAGCGGCAACTTGTTGCGCCTGAGCGTTCGCTTGGGATTGCGCTTGAATATTTTCCTGTTGTATTCTCTGGTCTCTTTTTTGTTTTTCTATTCGTCTTATTTTCAACAACTGGTTAGCTAACTTAAGATTTTTAACTTCCCTAAGATCTATTGCATCCGACAAGTCTATTAAGCCAGCTTGCACGGCAACTTGTATATTGTTTTCAAGGAGCTGTTTTTCTTCCTCATCCGGAGAAAGCTGTATAAATATACCAAAATCATAAAGGTAAAGATCCTTCATTTCGTCTAGTACCGCTACATTCTGATTACCAATCTTATGTATAAAAGCTTCTCTTGTTGGAGAAAACTCAATTATATCAGATATTCTTAATGATAAATTTTCACACAAATCAGCAGTTAAATACAAACCTCCGTTTAATATGTGTCTTGTTGCTGTGTTGCTATTTGCAGCTGCTAGCTTTTGAACACCTA